AATCTAATTACATTGAAGGACGTTTGGGACATATCATTGACGGTACTGGTAAGGATTACGATAAGATATCCAAACAAGTGTCAATGCTCAGAGGTTTGGGATATGACTGTTATATGATATTCGTTAATACATCTTTGGATACGGCACAGGAACGTAATGCAAAACGCAAACGTACACTACCAGAGAAAGAAGTTGAAAAGATGTGGAAAGAGGTTCAGAAGAACATTGGTAAATTCCAGAGGTTGTTTGGTAACTCTAATTTCGTCATCGTAGACAATAATGATGCTGGTGAGGACATATTCTCTAAAGTATGGAAACGCATCATGGTACTAGTTCGCAAAAAAGTGAACAATCACATTGCAAAAAGGTGGATTTCGCAAGAATTAGCGAAAAAAGCACGCAAATAACACCCCCTAAATTACAGTAATGCAGAAAACCCTTGTTTTTCAAGGGTTTTTTCGCCTATAAATGCCTTGACTTTTGTTATAAAAACATGTATACTATGTGTATATGATGAAAAAAGAAAGAGTGAAAATGACAATTTATTTAGATATGGACGGTGTGATTGCAGACTTCTTTGACGGTTTCGCCAAGAAGTTTGATAAGAAACATTGGAAAGAGATTCCAAACAAAGAGATGGCCATTGCAGAATTGCAAGGTACTGACTTTTTCAATACATTAGAGAAATACCCAACATCAGACGAACTAGTCGAATTTGTAAAGACAGTTGCTGGTGACGATTGGGGTATATGTTCTTCACCACTAAGAGGTGACAGGGACAACTCTGCATATTGGAAGAGAGTATGGTTAACCAGAATGGGTTATTTACCAGAAGTTCAGAACATTATCTTTACTGGACAAAAAGAAAAGTATGCTACAAACAGACTTGATGGTACACCAAATATATTGATTGATGATAAACCAGACAATATTACAAGGTGGATTACCAAGGGTGGTATTGGTATTAGATACCAAGCAAACGAGGATAGTCTGGTGACTATCAAAAGAAAGTTAATTCAAGCAATCGAAGGATAAGGAGATATATGTTTAAATCATTAATATGGTTCAGTGTGTTCGTTTTTGTGATGTTATGGTTACTGGCAAAATTCGCTGGGTTATAGGAAAATAAGCCTTGACATTTGTTATTAAAACATGTATAATGTAATTATAGAGTGAAAAAAGAGAGGATATATTATGACTAAGTTTGTGAAAGAAGAATTCAAGTGGGACGGTATGTACTTGATGTATGGTGGTGCCTTTGATGGTGCTAGAATGATGATGGATGTACATCCGAATGCTCATCCTAGTTGGGAAGGTAAACTGATGCCTGCGTTTGTTGCCCGTTTTAAGTATGGTTACAAACCTTGGAAAACATGGGTAAACTTTCTTGTGAAGAATGCAACGGTTGAGGAGTACATGAAACTCGCAGAAGATACTTCACCTAGACAGGCAATGGAAACACTTGGATATACAGGAAAATAAGGAGAGAGATATGAAAGACCTTTTTGGAAGTTTACTAGTTATCTTTGGTTTGATGGCGATGGCAGGTTCTGCTGGAGATTGTGATGGTAAGTGCATGGAATATGCAAATACATGGAGTGAAATGATGATGGCAATAACCATCGGACTTTCTATGTTTGGAACTGGTATCTTTATACTATTCAGTTCCAAATAACTATTGACAAGCCACCGCATTTGGTGGTATAATAAATTATATTATGGAGTAAGTATGAAAATTTTGAATTTTGAAGCATCGGATATGGTATCTGTAAATGGGACTAGTTTGCAAGGACATCTCACTACAACTTATGATAGGTTGGTAGAGATATTCGGGCCACCTCAATTTACAGATGCCAATCCTTATGAAAAAATTGCATGTGAATGGACTGTTGAAGCAGAGGTACAAGATGAGATAGAATCAGATTCTACCTACTATAAAAACTTTACAGTCTATTGTTGGAAGTATGGAAGAATTCCTACTGAAGAATGCGAATGGAATATAGGTGGAAAGGACTTTGAATCGTGGAGTGTTGCAGATGACATCATTAACGGAAAAGTCTAACGAATTGTTGGGACGGAGACTTGATGCAGTAAATGAACTGCTAAAGAATCCTAATCTTAACAAATGGGCAGTTGACTATTGGAGTCTCGTACATGCCCGTCTATTGCGTAAATTTCACGATACAGAACATGTTCCTTACAAAGAGAGGGAAAGTATCATTTATGCACATACACCACCATTTGACGAGGTAAAGTAATTATGAGCGGTATGCATTTGATGCCCGTGTACTATAATACCAACAGTACACGCAAGAAAAAGAAAAAGAAAATCAATCCACAGAAGTATGAAACTCAGTGGAGAGCACACAATAAGTTTCTAAAGTCTATACGATGTTCAGTTGTTACACTGGATGAGTATATCGACTACGTTCAAGGTAAGGTGAAGAAACCTAAAGGGGAAAAGTGTTACGGTAGCACGAGTGATTCCAAACCACTAGGACGAGGTTCAATTCCTTGTTCCCCTGCCATCCGACAAACACCAGACTATCCTAGTCTATCCAATAACATTGGTGGTGTTGCAACTAAAAAAGAGATTCCAGTGTATACTGGTAATGCTGTCATAGGACAAGCATATAACAAGGGTGGACTACAAGTGTTGTCTACTCAAGAAGCAAATGACCCAATGACGGGCAAAAGGAGATAATTATGGCGTTTGAATGGCCCCGCATCCACAAGTGGGAAGAGAATATTGAATCACAAGTAACAGACAGTGTATATGAAGTTGTCTGTGAACATTATGGTATTGACGAAATTGATGAACTCACACCAGACCAACTTGCAGAAGTCGAAGCATTTAGGGATGAACTAAATGAATATAGTTGTATGCAAATTGGATTTAGTAATCTAATTAGTTATGTTGAAGGTGTGCATTGGGAGAACGAAAACAATGGCTAATCATGTGCATTTTGCAGTAAACTTTCATCGTATTAATGACGATGCAAAGGCAAAACTAAAAGAGATGTTTGGACGTATTCGTGAGGATGCTCCACACAAGTGGTTTTCTGATATCTTTGTAGAGGGTGATACTACCTATGAGATGACAGAGAAGTATGAATGGACTTGTGAACACATCGGCCCAAAGTGGAGTTACTTTGAGGACTATGATGCAGAAGATGAACCATACTTCAATGGTGAAGCAGCATGGGGCCCTCCAACAGATGGTGTGACCAAACTTCTAAAAATTCTAAAGGAATACGATCCTAAAATCATTGCAACGATGACCTATGAGGATGAAGGCCCTAACTTTGTTGGTGGTGATGTGTTCTATAGTGACTATGTTTATGAGTGTATTGAATATGACTACGATGAAATCATTGAGATGGTTATTGAAGATTCTGAAATTCTAACTGAAGAATCCTATAACAAGGATGAGGAAGAATGGGTGGATGATGAGGCACAAGATACATTCCATGAGGAAATGTGGGAAGTCATCAATGACAAGATTTGGGAGTTCTGTATGGAAGAAGTCAAGTGGATTGAAGAACATCCAGAAGATTTTGAAGATGAATAAGCGAATGACCCTATGACGGGCAAAAGGAGATAATAAATGGCGTTTCAAGTACATAAACAAGGTAAGTTGTGTGACCAGTTAGAGGCACAAGCATATGATTGGGTAATGCATGATATTACAGAACAATATGGTGTTGAAAGTTTTGATGACTTAGGAGTAGAACAAGTCAATGAGATTGAAGAATACCTTGAAAATGATGATTGGAAAGAGGACTATGTGCAAATGGCACTACGAAGTCTGATTGACATGCATGAATCACGGCAAGAGGAGTATCAGTAATGCGTGAATGGATATATAATTGTTGGAACGTGGTAATGAACCATGAAAAGAACCCATTGAGTGCAATACCAGATTTTAGTACACGACATATGATTATGCAAGTATTAGCATGGATGTGGTGTATAGTATTCGGTATTATTGTTGGTAGTATGTATGCTGGTGTATTCAGTATGGTACTTCACACATTAACACTTGGTGCAATTGCAATTACGGTTGCAACATTTGAAACAGCAAAACGCCGTCCACATTTCTTTGGTGGATTTGGTAGAGGAAAGGGTGGAGAACACGAATAATGGATAAAATCGAAACAGTTTTAAAAACAGAAAATAAAACGTATATTGAAGTACTTAACCAGATAACTGGTGAAAGAAGTATACGAGTTGTTACGGAAACAACTAAATGGTTTCCAGAGCCTAGTGGGGACACTACACCGTCTACACACAATCCAACAAAATCGACCAGTGTAGAAATCCTCTAAATAGGTGTATCAAGGTGGTGAAAATTTTATATGATGGTAGTCAAGAAAATAGATTACAGAGTAGCGACACTATTCGTACAGGAACGTCATTACAGTCCAGTAATGCCGAAACTAACTAAACATCATCTAGGAGCATATGTTGATGAAGAACTGGTTGGAGTACTAACCTTGGGTTGGGGTACTAATCCGATGGGAACTATCAGAAAGATGTTTCCTACACTTAGTACATCTGACTATTTTGAAATCGGTAAAATGTGCATGGATGAATCTATGCCACGCAACAGTGAATCACAGATGCAAAGTCTGACTATACAATGGATGAAGAAAAACACACCAAACGTCAAATATCTCTACACATGGGCAGACGGTATCGTAGGTAAGCCTGGATATGTCTATCAATCTGCAAACTTCCTTTATGGTGGTTTTATATGGAGTGATGTGTATGTTACGGATGAAGGGGAGAAGGTACACTTCAGAACCATTCAACGTAAGATGAAAAAAGAGATGAATAGACACGACACCAAATACGGCCCAAGACCATCTGATGAGAAGATGGGTGAACTTGGGTTTTCTCGTGTTTGGGGTAAACAATTCCGATATATCTATCCACTCAATAAGAAAGCAAGAAAGTTCTTGAAACAATCTACTATGGAGTGGAACTTAGACTATCCTAAAGACAAGGATTTGCAGTGGAAGATTAAACGCCCAGGCGAGACTTCCTATACTATATCGGACACTATGCCATATGAACACAAAGGGGATAGTGTAGACCATAACAAAAGTAACGTGAATCGAATTGCTGATAAACACGGTACTGCAACCTTAGAGGGATTCTTTTAAATGGATATATTAAACAGAATAGATGTTCTTAAAACAAAACACAAAGAGTTACATGCAAGAGTTGAAGCTGCAGAAGCAGAGAATGCACCAGACGAGTTTCTAACGAGTATGAAGAAAGAAAAACTACGATTAAAGGATGAGATTGAACGTCTGGAGTCTGGATATGCCGGAGAAGATAGTGGATTGGAAAATTTTGCATGAAAACCAAGATACACATCAATCAACACATTATTAAACGTAATGCAAAGACAGGGGAACGTGAACCTGTCATTACATGTAAGACGTATAAAGAGAACCGATATGGACATGAGGTACATATCAAAGGCGACAGTAAAGTCGTGTACAGTCCAGACAAACCATTATCATGTGGTGCAAAGGTATGGATTGAGACAGAAGGGGAAGTGATAGTACTATGAGTAGTTTATATTGGAAATGGGATAATGCAATCACACCAGAAAGGTGTCAAGAGATTATCGACAGTGCGGGCGATACGTTTGAACCTGCTGGAATTGGTGGAGAGAGTTATAATCCTAGAACGGATAATGAAACACGCAAAACAAACATACATTGGAGTCACGACCAAGAGTTGTTTGATATGGTAGGACATTACGGTGCATCTGCAAATCGACAGGGACAGTGGAATCTACAAACCAGTGCAATGGAGAGTATTCAGATAGGACAGTATCCTAAAGGTGGACACTATGACTGGCAT